TACACCACATTGGCTCAAGCTTTACTTGCTGTTCAACCAGCTACAGAGTTTGGTCTTTGTCATACACAATTGAATGATTATGTAATCACTCCAGAAGGAGAAGTTATCACAATAGTCATTACAAAATTAATGCACGTTTCTGGAGATGAACCTTTAGTCAGTAAGTTTCCTGTACCAAAGATTCCTAGCAACGTAAAAAACGCACATCAGGAAGCTGGTTCTGCTCAAACCTATGCTCGTAGATATGGATTACTTTCTGTCTACGGACTAGCTAACGATGATGATGATGGTAACTCTTTAACAAAGACACCACCACCAAAAACAGGTGTAGCGAAAACTCCTACAAAACCTAATCAAAAACTAGAATCTACATCTGTTTTAGAAAAACTCCCTGATCCTATTACTAAGGAAGCAAAAGAAACTATCCTTGAAAAGTTACAGGCACTTCATCAAAGTAATCCACTCAAGATGAAAGATGTAGTCGAATCTTTCAGAAAGAAGTTCAGCATCAAAGATACAAAGATCACTAGACATATTACTACTGCTGAACATGGTGAGTTTTTAGCTCTTGAAATCTCTAAAATAGATGAAAGCTTATGACACCAGATGAAACTGCTAACACTGCGAGAGAACAAGTATTGAATGAACTTCTTCTCCGCAAACAGCAACGTAAAAAAGATTGGAATAAAAACATCTTTAGTGTCAGAACCAATGACACCCTTGCTTCTAAAATAAAAGATCATTGTAAAGACAACAAGGTTTCTTTTAATTCATTCTTCAACACTTTATTAACTCAATTTTTTAACTAATTATGGAATTTAATCCAGCACTACCTCTTCCTATCAAATGGAACATTACTGATGATCGTTTTAACGAAGGCCAACAAGTTTTGAGTCTCACAATTCCTGTTGACTCTGTAACTCATTTGATAGATCATTTACAAAACCTTGTAAATACAAAAGCAAAAGAAGGAGAAGTATATGACTTTGCCAAAAAAGAAAAAGTTAAAACTCAATGTGTACAAATCTTCTCTAAAGCGATGGATGGACAATACGGAGTATTTGGTAACATTAATCCACAGAAGATTCAATCAGTAAACGAAGAACTTCCCTTTTAATTAAGAGGCATTTGTTTTTGTGAGATTTAGCAATGTAAGACCTCATCTATTTTAATATGCAAAAAACTAAAAAATATTTAGTAAAAGATCCTTTATTAAATATTCATTTTAAAATTATTAATGGTGTACGTCACTGGATTACACTTCCTCCAGCTAACTATCAAAAATGAGCGACTCAAAAAAACTTAAAAAATTAAAAGAAATAAGACGTAAAAATCTTGAAAGAAATCTTTTAGATATTGAACTTAAAGGTTATGACCATTACATCTTTATTAACGAAAGAAATAAAGCTCAAGTTGTTTCAAAGCAAGGAGGATGGATAACAGAACATATCCGAACAGCGATTCTTAAATTCAATTATGAAATTGATAAAATTGAAAAATTGTTAGTAAAAGATTTTACTGATAAAGAAATCAAGGAATACGAAAAAACTTTTTTATAGGATTTATAAATTTTCTTTTTCTAACTTCCTTTATGACAAGATTTGCTTCTAGTTGAATTAATCTGTTTAACATTGAAGCTAAAAAAACATCTTGATCAAATTTTTTTCTAATCAAATGTGTACAATATCTTTTTATGTTTTCTAAATCATTAGATTTCATTATTTCTCTACATTGCATTTCAACTTCTAACTCCATTTCTGGAGGTGCTGGCTCAATGTCAATGTTGAGGAATTTAGTAACTTTCATTTCATTGGAAAAAGCTGTTTTTCTAAAAGTTCAACTGCTCTATCATCCAAAGTGTTTGTTGTTTGTTTCGCTATTGTTTTTAACAAATCTACTATTAATCTTTTGACAGCAGTTGTAGTTAAGAACGTAAGTAAGATTGGTTTGAGAATCTTATACATATGAAAACTGTGTGTTACTTCCCAAACATAGCTAAAATGCTAGTATTAGACAAGAGTCTTAACTTTTATGGTTGAAGAGAAGAGAAAAAATCCTTTCCAAAAACTTAAGGAGGGTCTTGATGACAAAGAAGAACAACTCGCAATTATTAGTTTGTTTGTCAGATTAGGTGTTGTTGTTTGGAGTGGTTTTATAGTCACCCTAAATTATATTTCAATTCCAGGATACAGTTCAGAACCTAAGGATATAACTTTCCCTGCAAGTTTGCTTACAGGTGCATTGGCGACTTTTGGCCTTGAAGGGTCAAAGAAAAGTAGTAAGAAAGACGACAAAGTTGCAATGGAGGATGGTATGGTTCAGACTATAAGGGTAATAACACCTATCAAAATAGAAGGTGCTGAAGTAATCGACCCAAAATCTAAAAAATGAAAAAGCTACTTCCATTATTATTACTGGCAACAACCCCTGCCTTTGCTGACATAAAACAGGAATTTGTGACCTCTGCCCAGATTACAGTAGATATGCCATTCGTAACGACCCAAAAAGTTGGTACGACCTATTCTTTAAGTGGAAATAATATTACCCCATCTGTAACTGTAGGAGATACCACAACAGCAGGAAAAATAGGAGGGATCAATGTTGGCAGCCTCAGTAATGGTGTACCAGCTATGATTCAAACCGATACTACAGTAACAACTTCGGGATCGGCCTTCTCAAAAACGGAATCGGTAATTATGGGGGATGCTACTCCTTCAGCCGTGACTCCTTCTAGTGGTATAGCAGCATTACCAGTATTAGGTGGAACGACAACTGTGGCTTCGGGTGGTACAGCAGGAAACCTTGCACTTACTTCGTTAAGTTCTGGAATTCACACTTGTACCGCAGGGGGGTCTGGTACAAGTTGCATAGGATCTACTAAAGTCACTATTACGATTGACTAGACTTTGGCTGCTAGTTTTATTAGTATTACCAGTAAGAACCCTTGCTGTGCCAGTAGTACCTCAATTCCGATCTGGCTCAAGTCAGACTTCTAGCACATCTGAATCAATAATTAATGAAACGATCACGAGCCATCAATATCGGACAGGATACTCATACTCAGCGTCAGGACATAATATCGAATCTGAAACAGGATATATCAACCCTACTCCTACGACTACGAATGAACA